GCATGGCCTCTTGTAGGGCCGCAACGCCAGCCAGGTGGTAGGGCGAATCACTCCTAAAATGCTCGAAGAAGGGCAGGAGACTGAGCACGCTCAGGGCACCGACAGACGGCCCGATGATGCCTGGCCACATGCGCTCTCGCCAGCTGTATATCCGCCGACGAAAACCAGCATCGAGCTGAGCAACAGCAGCATGACCGCGCCGCCCGCAACGAACCAACCCGTCAAGGAAAAGACGGACATTTTCATTTTTCAACGCGGGTCTCCGGGTACATCGATTTGACGACGAAGGACACAACCTGGTCGTCGATTTGTGATTCGGTTGATTCGGCGTAGGCGGTCAAAAGATCGACCACTAACTTTTTTACCCCTTCCGATTGCAAGAAACGGAACAGGATTGGGCGGATCAGTAGCAGCATGGGTGGGCCTGATCGTTACCCTTGAAGCGTAGCTCTATTGCGTCATGGCAGAAACTCCAGACGATCATCACGAAAAGGAAGGCATCTCAATGGCAGATGTCGTCAAGGCTTTGGTGCTGGCGTGGAGTGCCGCACTTTTGACAGCCTCATATCTGGGGATCTTCCCTCAGATGAAAATGGATAATACTTTCGTCGCCAGTTTGCTCACTGGGGCGATGGCTTCATTTGGCATTGAGCGCAAGAACAATGGTGGTGGCAATAAGAAGCCGAATATCATTGACAACAAAGATTCCAAAGCTGGCATCAAATGACCCGCACACTTTTGGTATTGGGCATCACTTTGCTGGCTGCCCCTGCCCATGCTGACATCACCCACCGGCTGACCCAATCAGCTCAGATCAGCATCGATCAGGCTTACAGCTCAGCCAAGCGCATCGGCAGCACTTACAGCGCCTCAGGAACGAACGTAACCCCATCCGTCACAAGTGGAGGCAGCACGACAAGCGGAGCGATTGGTGGCCTGAACCTTGGCAGCCTGACCAGTGGCGTTCCAGCCATGATCGACACTGACTACGCAGTGACAACCGCCGGTTCGGCTTTCTCGTTTACTGAGTCGGCATTGATAGGTGACACGATCAGCTCAGCCACTGAGGTGACTACCACCACCGGCAATGTTGACGACCTCCCGACCTACGGCGAAGTCGTAACGGGCTCGGGCGGCGTGAAAAGCAATCTGGCGGCGACAGCTCTTTCAAGCGGAATCATGACCGTGACGGCAGGCGGAGCAGGCACGAGTGCCATTCTGAGCAACAAAATGGAGATTGAAATTGACTAGGGCTTGGCTGCTGCTTTTGCTGCTGCCTAGCTCAGCAATGGCAGCACCAATCGTTCCCCAGTTCACTCAGGGCCAGTTAAATAGCAGGGTCGAGTCAACAACAGTCATCCAAGAATCCATAACCAGTTACAACTACCGCACTGGATATTCTTATTCTGCGGCTGGCCATAATGTTGAACCCGTAGGCGATGTGCCTATCTCGCCAGAAGCAACCGTCACGAACAATCAAACCGTCGGCGGTGTCAACTTTTCTTGGACTAGCCCAAACCTTGAAACCAAACCCCAATGGCAAGTCGTCAACCCTGGCGCAAGTTGGAGCATCACAGAGTCATTCATGGCACCGGGCCTCGATGCAGTGACGCAGGTTCAAAGGACTATCACTACAGAGACGGTGCAGGAAAGTACGTCGGTGTTCTCGCAGTAATTGCTGCGCTGGGCAGCCCTGCCTATGCCAACACAACAGTCGCAAACCCAAGCTCGACATCGACGGGCTCAGTGGTCAACAACGCCTATCAGATGATGACTGGGCCGCATCCGATCTACCGGATGTCACAGGGTATTCAGTGCCCTGGGCCAACACTTACGGTGTCGCCCTTTGTGACCGGCAGCAGGAACTTTGACCTGCCGTTTGAGTCAACCACTCGAACACCCGTTTATTCAACAGCAGATGCCGATGACAATGGCGAGCCTGATTCTCCAGGCAAAGTCCTTTACTACTCAGAGCTGCCACGGTTCGAAAAGGATCGACGCTCTCTGAACTACGGCATTACGGCCACGTTTTCTGTGCCGTTGGATCGGGGCTTGGCAGATCAATGCAAACGAGCTGTCAACACAAACATCAAACTGCAGGAGCAGCTATTGGCCACCAAACGGCTTGAGCATGAGCTTTTTCGCGCTGCTAAATGCGGGGAACTTGCTAAGGCTGGCGTGCAATTTACGGGCCAAATGTCCGTTGTCTGCAGCGACCTGATTGTCACCGTTCCACCCGTAAAAATGGTGCCTCACACGCACGCTATTTCCGTGCCTTTCTCTGCGCCTGCTTCCTCAGGAAAGTAGAGGGCCGCGCCTCCTTCTTACGGGTCACAATCTCCTTCGCCTTGGTTAGCAACTTTTTCACCAAGGGCTTGATGATCCGCACCAAGAACGGCGTGCTTAGCGCGGCGGTGGTTGCAACAACAGCGATGCCTGCCGTCTGTGCTGCCTCATAAGGGGACGGGATTGCCTTGACCAGCTGCTCCGTCACAGGAACGTTGCGGTAGACCTCCTTGCAAACGCCATCCACCAGCTCGTAAGACTCCAAGATCTTGCGGCCATTGGGTGACAGCGTGCCCACCTCTGTCGCATCTGCTGGCGGACACTTCACCTTTGCCGGTTCCTCGTCCTTTGGCGGCGGTGGCTTTCGGTCAGCCTTTTGCTGTGCTGGCGGTTTGTCCTGTTCTTGGTTCTGTGCCGGTGTCGGCTCAATAATCTGCAGCTTGCGCGGGTTCCAATCCAGCGGAACGTAACTGGGCATCTCACCTTCAGGGCAAGAAATGCCAACGCCGTTTGGATCATCCCGCAGCAGGGATGGGTTTAGGTGTGCGTCTCTATGAACCCTGGCACATCCTGGCTTTTGGTATATCGGACGCGGCGCTAGGTTCTGTGTGACTGGCGGTGGGAATACATGCGGCTCAGGGATGGGCCGTATCTCAATCGTCGGGATCTCAATATCAGGAATGTCCGGCATGAAATCAGGCGATCGCTTCGTAGCGGGTCAGCTTTGGATTGAGAGGAACCGCAGAAGAGAGGGGCCGCCCATTGTTTACACCGTACTGTCTGGAAATAGCGCCAGGCCGTTCACAGATACGAAGCAGATTCTTCGCTGGGTTAAGTGGCCGAAAGGTACGCCAACCGGGGACGCTTTGCGTGAATGGCTAGCTTCGTTTGAGCAGAAACAAGAGGCACCCGCGCCAGAACTGGACATGGCGCAGATCAAAGCTGAAGGCTTTGGGCCGGAAGCTCATGACGACGATCCAACCGCCAACACCAAGATGATTACTTGAAGGGAATCGCAGGCCCTGTGGCCTTGGGCAGCTCAGGAACTTCAGGGACGGGCACTTGATCAAGGATCGTTTTTGTCAGCTCCAGCTTTAGCTCGCTGGCGTAGTTTTTGACCATTGACGGAACGCGGGTGTAAGCCATCACGCCCATGACGGCCATCGTTCCAGACATGACAAAGCCGAGAACACCCAGCAAGTTGTAGACCTTCT